AAACAACTAAGGTTGTCTGCCAGTGTGGTAAACTGACAGTTTTGTGTGGGGTTTACGTGGTTGTGCCACGGTTTTCCTCACTGAATCCCACCTATCTGTCTGGGAAACAGGTCCAAAGTAGTCCTTGAGGCGAAGAGAAGGGGTGGGGGAAGCGGGAGTCAACTCACAGTACTCCCTTTGTGGCAGAGGTAACTCTGCCATTGGTGGCTGGACGTATTCGAAAGTCTGTTCCAGCTTGGTGCCCAACCGGATTGGTAGGGGGTGAGCCAACAAACACTGGGTGGTAGGATACAGGATGTGGGTAGATCGAAGGACTGCACAGGATGCAGGGTCGATCCTTTTCCCTGTTCTGGATCCCAGTGGTTTGAATCCAACTTGGTATAGCTCGATCTGCGGAGTGTGGTGCACTTGGTGCTCCACTGGTACAGCGACCTGACAGGCGCGTTTTTGATTCAGGAAAATGCCAAGGTAAAGCAGCTGTGGGCTCAGTAAAAACCAGCTATGCTGCCGTCGTGGGGACGAAACCATCTCCGCGTCAGGCAGTTGGGAAGTTTAAAAAATCTCAGAAGAAACTGAAGAGAAACGTTACTGATGAAATCGGTCGTTCGTTTCATCAGTTTGATGAAGAGTGTAAGTATCCTTCCCCGGTTCGTGACCTAGCGCCGAAGGCCGAACCAAACCTCGATGTCTGGACTAGCATTTCTCACCAGCGCTCTAAACCAAGGGCCGTGAAGAAATGGGCCAGCGGCAACCTGGGACTTAGTAGCCACGAACAAGACGTGGTTAACGCCTTCTATAATGGAGTGCGTGTTCTGGGCAATCGAGCGAGACTAGATCAGGGGGTGGTTTCCAAAAATACCTATGCCTTGTTGAGACATGATGGGAGTAAGCAACCCAAGCATGCCCAATCCAACTTGGCAAAGGTAGTGGAACAAGTGTCTGCAAACTTGCCCCCGAAGAGCAGCGAGCCAGGAAGTAATGTTGGGTCAAGCCTCCCCAGTCAATGGAGCATCGATGAAGATGTGGTCCGACTGTTGGTGAAGGGAGATCTAGCAGCTGGCTTTGAGACCAAGATCCATGATCAAGACTATGGTCATGATGTGATTGTCGAGCGCGGGAAGCGATTACCTGCGTTTGACGTCGACGATTCTGATGACGAGAGTGAAGATGGAGGGGACGCCCCTCTCCTGACTGATCGTAAAACTCCCGGCACGGAAGCGTATTCGTATCGTGAACGGCGCCTGGTTGACGTGAACTCTAATCGAGATGAGATTTATAAGTTCGCGTATCTAGATTTCATTGGGTGGTGGAATGGTACCAGATTTAGTCAGTCTGCTATCGAGCTGTTCGCCAAGCATGTGGGTTTCCATTTTCATGATCGAGATGTGGAGATCCGTTTACCCGGAGGGTTAGTTAGTGATCTCAAAAGGTGGTGGAACCACCGAGAGAGAGACGAAGATGGCAAGAATTTTCTGGCTAGCGTCTCGCATTGTCAGATGCTCACGTCAGAACTTGCGCTTAGTTCTGAGGAGTTGCGAATTATTTCGCTTTACGCTCCTGCTATTGCGTTCGTGGAGTCGTGGGATGAACAACAGAATGTGTCTCGTGTTGTCCGCGGCAAATACGCTCGCTCCTCTCTGCGAGAGAGTGTCACCAAGAACCTGTCAGCGATGGGCACTAAGACGTTTCGACGTAGTGCTGTGGCCGCGGGGGTTCTTAGTGTGATTGGCATTGTTGGGTGCTATTTCGCAGTTGCTTGGTGTAAAACAAAGGCATTGACTATGTACACGTCTTGGAAAGCCGTCGATAAAGGGTATATGCCCGATATGGCGATGTTGGCTTTTGGCGTGCCTCCTTATGTCTAAGATGCCCGCATTTGCTGGCCGCGTTAAATCGCTGGTCAACTGTGTGAATTTGCCTCCCCCTAAAACCTTGAAACCAAAGGCTAAAATGAGGTGGAGTGATCAGCTTCCCAAGCAGTTGGAAGGGAAAGACCCCTTGTTTTGTGGGGGCAAGCAGTGTGAGTTTGGCTTCTCGACGCGAGGCTATGGCCCAACTGCTTTCGCTAGCAATCGACATAATGAGAAGCAAGCATTATTGGCTCGAGTTTTGTGCGATACAATTGAGCCTGATGATTCGCTTGCTGATTGCTTGAATTGGTGTAAAGCTAATCACCGACAGCTTTTCCCATTCATGCGAATAGTACAACCCGTCCCTTGGGAGCAATATTTGGAGCGTTCGAATGCGTCTCCAAGCGTCAAAAAGGTGCTGCAACAGACCAAGCTGCAATTAGATGCAGAAGGTGTTACGATTGATTTGAGGTTGACTCGTAGCCAGCTGTATTCATACACGAAACGCGCATCATTTGTTAAAGTTGAGAATGATTTGTATGAAAGCCCTCTCGGAAGAAAACATAAGGCCCCCCGTTTGATCCAGGGTGCCCAACCAGAGTTTATCGTTCTGGTTGGACCGTGGATAATGGCTCTTCAGGACCTGCTTAAACGCAGGTGGGGGAAGGATAACTTTATTTGTTTCACGAGTGGGTTGACGGCTGAACAGGCTGCAGAGCACATAGTGGGCGGGGCTGGACCATGGTTAGAAGATGACCTTGGTAAATTTGATTCCAGCATTCGACGTCCCTGGTGCGAGTATGAAGTGTGGTTGTGCAAAAAATTTGGTGCGCCGCGTGCTGTGCTTGATTTGATGCAAGCCAACATAAACACTCATGGCTCTACCCATCACGGTTGGAAATATAAGTGTGATGGGACCCGAAAGAGCGGTGATCCCTACACATCTTTGATGAACTCGATCATCAATGGCGTGTCACACTGTTACCTATATTGCAAGTGGACAGATCGTAGCGTTGAGAGCGCACGAACCACTTTGCGCATGCTGGTCCAAGGAGATGACAACTGTATGAGACATGTTGAACATCTGTGCTTTCCGTGGAAGGAGGGCATGGCCGGTTTGGGGTTTGACAGTGAGGCAATCTATCGACGCAATTTGTTTGAAGTTGAGTTCTGTTCCTGCCGGTTGTATCCAACGAATTCCGGAGTAACTTTTGGACCAAAACCTGGTAGGGTTTTGGCGAAGTTGGGGTATATAATAAATCCCCCGGCCAATGTGAGCAGAGAATCCATGATGCGTGGTATTGCTCTTGGTCTGAAGAGGAATTGCGAGTTTATTCCTCCTCTGAAGTCTGTGATAGAACGTGTGTTGGCCTTGACTGATGGCCACGATGCTTGGTACAGACGCAAGCATTTCTCACCTTTTGAAGAGAACATGTTGAAGGTGTCAAAACCACGAGAAGCTACGCATGAGACGTTGTATGCTTTAAATGTGGTTTATGATTGGGATTATGGTCGGCAGAAGATGTTTGATCGTGAAGTCCAGTCACTGCAGTTCGGTGATGAATGGCATGGTATCGTGGATACGTTGTTAGACCGCGATACTGGAGGTCCGCAGGACATCTTTGGCAGCTGGGTGCCTACTAATGTTCCAGCTGCTGCTTAATTAAGCCTTAATTGTGTGTGTGCACGACCACGTGCGGTATCGCAACCGCCCGTGTGTAATGCGGCTCGGTTATCTTCCCGAACGGTCACAAGCCCGTGGAAACGCAGAGTGCACACTAAGGTTCTGGCCTGTTAATTTAAACCAGTGTCTTGTGAGCTTGACAGATATAAACTCTCAACCACCGCCCATTGATGGGCAGTTTACCCTGGTTCTGGGTCAGCCGCTAAACAGAAAGACCGCGTAGCTGACACGTAAAAACCGGCCTCGTCAGGAGACGACCTCTAATCAGAGAAGTAATGGTGCCGTGGCCACAGTAAAAACCGGTGCAAAGGTCAATGCTAGAAATAGACCTGTGGTTCGTGTAACTGCCCTTGGCAGTTCTAAATCCATGAGCATTGCTCGTGGTTGTGATTCGGCCTTCATGAGAAAGATGAGGGCCACTCGCAAGATTCCGCCCCAGCCAAGATTGGTTGGAGTGGAACCGAATCCTGGACCTAAAAGACCAGGACGATTGGTTGCTTCACGTAAAACGCGTAAAGTCAACCAGCGCGCTATGGGCGCGTCAAGCTCTGTTGCGGTACGTCGCAACATGATGAGCAGTGGTGTGAGTGCCCGCATTCCAAGGCAGGTGGGGAATTTATTTTCTGCCGTCACGAAAATTCCATATCGTGAGGAGTGTTTGGGAGCCGTATCAACGGCTGTTGCATTCACCAACACAACGTACATCCTGAATGCTGCCAACTCATCGACGTTTCCCTGGTTGTCAGCTATTGCGGCTAAGTATGAGTATTACCGCTTCAGTAGGTTGTCATTCAAGTTTGTGTCTTCCAGTGCAGATGCAGTTGGGTCAACCAACACAGCACTAGGAACCATCATTATGAATGTCAACTATGATGTGCTTGACACTGCATTCGGCTCTCAAATCCAGATGGAGGATTATGGGGGTGGCAAGGTGGTTTCAGAGGAGGTACCGTCGGTCTCCTTTGAGCACAGAATTGAGCCAGCAGGTGTTCGTGGAGGTGTTGCGGGTGGGTGGAGGTTGAATCTCCCATCAGCTGCCACTACTTCCGCTAGTGCTCCATATCCTACCAGTTCGTCAGCGCATGACTATGATGTCGGCTTGATGCAAGTGGCTAGTGTAGGGGCACAAGCGGCCTCAACGGCTGGGCGTGTCTATGTCTGCTATCAAGTGGACCTAGCCACTCCTAAAATTGAAACCCCGATTGGTGCGGGGCTCATCTCAGCGCGTTACACATCCAGCGCGGGGATTGATTCAACACATCCAATGGGTACTAGCCAGACTCAAGTGTCTGGGTCAAATCTAGCACCCACTTTTTCAGGAACGAACATGACCATGCCCGCTGGGTTTACTGGTCGTGTGCTGATTGCTTACTCCACGGCTGGTACCACATTGGCACCCAGTGCCAATTTTTCTGCGGGCACTGGCACCACAGTCGTGGGGGCTTTGAACAATGCTGGTTGCGTAAACGCCGTGGCCACTTTGGGCATTGCGTGGTGTGTGCTTGATTGCACAAGTTCTAGTGTAGTTGGTTTACCAACATTCACCAGTGCCACTAACACTTCAGCCTACATCGAAATTTCCCAGATTTCGTCTGGTCTTTCAGTAGTGCGACCTGAAAATGTTGAGACTTCCACTGCTCTCCAGCAATTGTTGGTGCGCCTGGGCCGTTTGGAACAGGTTTTGGAGAAAGACAGTGAATTCGAGGAGGAAAGTCCTCCTTTGGCCAATGACGGGTCGTCTTCGTCTTCTGGGCAGCTTACCAGAAGTACTGTTGATTTGATTTCAGCGTTGGTTACTCGAAAAGCCGCTTCCAAGTGAAGCGGTGTTAGCCCTCCATGAGTTTGCATTCTTGGTTGTGACCCCAACCTGGAGTTGGGTGGCTTTCCAGCACGCCTAGGGCAGGGTGCTGTGAGTTTCTGTCCCCTTCAGTGAGCCTAGATCACTGATTGTATGAAGAGTCGTTGGTTTGACCAACTCGACTAGGTCGCCACCCCTTGACTAAGGGTGGAGGGACGGAGTCGGCGTGGGGCCTGGGGAGCCCACGTTAGGCTGGATGTCGATTAGAGGAAGGACTGTACAGGATACAGGGTCCTCTCGTTTCCCGGTCTTTACCACTGGAACAAGGTTGAACCTTGCCGCTTTTCAGTAGGTCCTATTAAATTATCTTAGCAAGAAGTCGTTG